CTTGATAATCACCCATGAGACTGCAAGGCTTTCATTTGATTTATGATTAACTCTGTCTCTTCCTCGCAGCGGACTTCATGGTACGCTAATAAATTCTCCATCTCCGTTCTATCTATATTATCTAACTCATTAGGCAACTTACCGAATCTCTCTGCAACACGATAAAGACGATATTCTAGCGTACGACCGTTGGGCATTTGCCTTACTGTAGGCAGTCCTACCTCATTATCAGCAAGGTCTATTAGAAATTTGCTTTAGCTGCCTCTACTCGCTTAGGATCTATATTGCTAGCACCCTTAATCGCATCAAAGATAATACCAACATCACCTTCGCTAAAACCAGCCGCAGCTAGTTCAGCCTCGAACGCCTTAATGCCATCAAGACTATCACACTTACTGTCAAAAGAGACATCGTTGTCTTCCTTCATCCCCTGGTATACGATGAAATACTTAAAATAATATTGCCACTCATCGAGGGCTATGCCGTATGCTGAATCATAGTAGTCATAAACACGATCTACGACCCCGCCTACCTTATTGATTGTCTTAAATGGCGCGAGAGGTTTTGGGCAAATTGCGTCGTACGCACGATTAATGCCTAAAGGATAACCACCAACCTTAAATTTTAAAGACTCACCATTAGTACGGGGAATAACTACTTCTACTACTTCACGCGACTTTACTATTTCACCTTTGATCTTCATGATTCATCCTTACGGAGTTACGAATGTTGACTCGACCTTAGGTTGTAGAGCAGTGCCCTTAGGAGCGAAGGTATTATATTCATTACCTTCCTTAAATGCAATCTCATCAAAATGCACCTTACGGAAGGTAAGCTGTTCAAATTCAGCTTTATTGCATGGGTTTTGCATCTGGAATAGAACATCGATAGCCCATGGTCCACATGGATCGGTAGAAATCCAACCAGCATCGATAGCCTTTTGAGTACCGTCCATAACGTCTACCGGTGATAGACCTGTAGATCCATAATTACCTGACCACTGTTCAAACTTGCCAGTGAAGCTAACATCGAGTGGAGTTTCATCCCCCTGCTTACGGCTATCGATACGACCACGATTCAGAACCACAAATGATGGGCTCTTCTGAGTAAAAGCTAGATCGCCTTCTGCGATAGGAATTTCTAGCTGCTTTGGGGATGGTGAACCATCTTGAATGATCACCTTACCGTCGCGTAGATTACGAGTTGAACCGCTCATGGCTTATCCTTTATTCGTGATTATATGCGCATCTGCTTGCATCACAGCACAAACCGTTTGCAATGGAGGCACGCCACCTGTTGCTATAGCTTTCGCTGTGAAGGTTGAAGTTCTCAGGTCGAGATATGAGATTTTAACCTCATTTAAACGAAGGCAAGAATTTTTTATTGGATAGTCGATTTGTTCAAGATATGGCCTATATATTTCAGCCAGCTCATAATGACGATTAAACTTCTTATCGGTACGCAATTCAGAAGTGACTGAGAAACATATGAGTTCAAACGAAAATCGAGAATGTTGTTGAGTACGTTCTTCCCCAAGTTTCATATCATGAAGAAGTTTAAACTGACACCATTCTTCTAATTTGTCTTTATTCTTATGGCGTGCACCATCTATATCAAACATCATGTTCGGATCTACAGCAGTAATAATTCCACCTAACAGAAGGAAACAATCATTAGCTGTAATGTCATTTGACGGCACGTCTGATATCCTCTCGTATCTTATCTCTACGTTTCTCGAAGTGCTTCCATGCGGTATGTACCCAATGGGATTTAGCTGGCGCTATCGGTTCTACTATACCATGCTCCAAAAATTTAAGGTAAGTATTCCACTGAGGGTTCGTTATAGAGTAAACTACTCTATCAGCAGTAGAGTTATCTAATAGTTGCCAACCGGATCCTCCTACTTCATTACTGATAGAGTAACCATAAGCTTTGTGGCCAGAATACAATGATCTTTTCTGAGAGCCCACACTATTAGATAGAACACCCGCTGCTGCGCCTGTATCAATAGGGGTATTGTCGACTATCTCTTCAAAGATAATCTTTATTTCGCGTTCATATACAACGCGGATCGCTTGTGGATATACCTTAACTATACGTTGGCAAAGAGCTTCAAATCCACGCCTAGATGCGCCAACCCCACGTGGCAGAAAAGATTGAGCTGGCATGTTAACGCTGCCTAGACAAGCCTAACCTATATCTAGTTGATAGCGTCGAATCGTCTAGCATTACGACTTTCCACTTACTATCATCTTTAAGTCTTGTTACTAAATCTTCATCTGATATGACTAAACCATCTTTCATAGGCACTTCTAATACCACATCATACTTAATATGGTGATCCTTCTGAATCGCCATTGAACGTTCATGCAGTAATGGTACTGAACTTCCATCTCGTAATGATGGTTGTCTAAATAAGCAATCATCTACGCGAGTTACTTCAATGGAAGACTGTGATGTACCAGCAGTGAAATCTGGAACTGCACCATCGTTTATAAGGTGTGTTATTTCTACAGACTCTTTACCATCAAAGATTAAATAATCGTTAACTATTCCATCTCTAAATAAGGTATCAGTGGGTGGCGTAGGCATTAGCAATAGCCTTGTGTCTCTATTTCAAATGGGCCTTCCATGGATGTGATCAGATCATTAATACCTAGTAGTTGTTTACGCAATTCAGCTAAATATTCAGTCCACTTTACTTCTTGTCCGTCGATATTATATGTAGGTTTGGGTCTAGCCGTAATAGCGGCTATATTCGCAATCAGTTGACTGCGAGTCAATTTTAATGATTCTAAATCGGCGCAGTCGTCTGGCATATAATTAGCAGATGTAAAGCTCTATCGACACATTTTCTATGGCAGAACCGGCGGAGATAATATAACACCAATTAATATCAAACATAGTTGGAGGGTAGTAGTCTTCGCCTTCTGCCACATACCTAGATTGTACAGCGGGAGTATTACCAATTACTAATGCTCCGCGATCTGAACCATCCGATAATTTACCAATAATATTAAAACCCGTAACACGCCCTAGAATAGATTCTGCTTCTGGCGCACTGGAAATAGCAGTGATGGCTGCTTTAAGTAAGGCTTTTAAGCTTAGGATAGCATTCTCAGCTGCGTCCGATGCTGGAAAATTAACTAGTAGATGAAATGAGCGATTATGTAGACTGTTGAGCATTAGTTATTCCTATATAAGAAAAGAACCCATAGTGGTTAGCTATGGGTTCCTGTCACCAAACCTACAGCTAGGTTATTAGGCGTTGTAAATCTTAGCCATGAACCAAGGAGCGCGAGTATAAGCTACGCCGCGTTCAGTAGCCTTATATTGTGCAACTACTTCGCGCTCAAATTCCGCAGTGTTATTAGCTGGGGCAGCAGTAACGGTTAGCGGGAATAGGGTGCGATAGCGGAATGCTTTCTTAGGAGCACCAACAAACCAGTAATCCTTAGCGTCAGATGCGGCCACACCACTCTGGATAAGAAGATTATCAATCCACGGTGAAGTGACAGGAATGAGAGCCTGCTTCTGTGCGGGGTTAGCGCCGATAGTGGTCGTCGCAGCGGTGTTAGTAGCGGTGCGAACTTCAGTAGCAGTTAGAATGCGATTAACATTCCAAGTCTTATACGCTGAGTGGATAATATGAGTTGGAGTAACCTGAATTGGCTCAGCAGGAGTACGATCGTCAGTCATACCGACGAATAGCTGGAGAGCTTCATCGATATCGTTCCAATCCACAAGAGGATTGCTAGCCAGCATATTTACGCGAGGATCACCGCTACCAGTAGCAACATAGGTGTTACGAGCAACGCCCTTACGATTGTAATTATTGGTGATACCTAGCACAACGCGAAGAATGCGCTTCTCCTTGTTAGTAGCTAGACGCTCACCAATAGCACGAGCTAGTTCTAGGATGCGACCGGTTTCATCGAAGAATACAGCTTCACGTGTGACACCAATCTTAAGGCCGCGCTTTTCCGACTTAGGAATATCGATCCAATCTTCACCGAAGCGGGTATCAGGAATTTCTTCGCCTTCTGGTACGACTATTGCATCGTCATCGATATCAGCAATACCGGCTTCCCGGGTATTGTCACGACGCGAGGTTTCCTCTGTTACCAGAGTATGACCAATATACTCTGGAGCGTTATATGCTTCAACCACACCCTGAGTGATCAGTAGATCGGTGATGTGAGTGAAAGCAGAGAGATTGACTGGATCAACAGCTTCACGTAGAACGTGAATCATGCTGGAGTCAGGCGAAGCCTTACGTAGGGCAGACAGAGCTTCGTGTCCTAGTGTAGCCTCAGCGATATCGAGTAGGTTTAGATCGGTAGTTTTGATCTTACCTTCCTTGAAGAGCTTTGAGATGGTATCAACCGCAGCAGTAACTCCTGCACCCTCGCGGCCCTTGAATAATGCTTGAAGATCAGACATTTTATATTCCTTTGAGTATTTGCTGCTGTGGTTTCACTAGTTATTACGACACGTCAAGGTCTACGCCGCTAGCGCGCTTAGGTAGAGTCTTGAGTAGGTATCCGCGCACGCGAGTACCAGTAACTAGTTCGCTCACTACCGCTACAGCTAGATTCTTATCTACTACAGCTTCCAGGGTATTGGTAAGAGCATTACCAGTATCCTTCTTAGGTGCAAGATAAGAGCCGGGCTGATATGTCGCGCTAGCGCAATCAAACTCACACTCACCATCTTGAGTCATGAGGATTGTCTCATCGCGAGTATCTAGCGGAGAGTCCTTATCTGACTGACCACTAGAGATGCCTAGGAACTGCGCTACGAAATTAGCGCGGGTAGTGGCTAGATCGGTCGTCCAAGTAAATGCAGTTACAGGTACTACCTGCATTGCACCACTGTTTGACTCTAGCGCGCATAGCGTGCCGATCTGAATATCATTCACCTTTACGCCCGCAGTCTTCTTGACTGGGTACGCCTTAGGTAGAACGGGACCGGTGCGATGAATGTGACGTTGCATTGGATATTTCCTTAGCTATTACTTCTTTTTACCGAACGCTGCTAGAACCTCATCTTCGCTACACTCGGTCTTTTTCTTAGGTTCTTCAACCTTCTTCTTAGTTCCTTCATTACCAGTGAAGGTCTTATTGCTATCGCTCGTCACAGCTTCCTTAACTAGAGAAGCACGATCGGCTACGATTTCCTTAGCGCGATCTTCCTTACCAGCTTCGACCGATTCACGAACTAGCTTAAGGAAGCTATCGCTACGCTTATCAGCGGGGATATCCTTAACAAGTTCATCAACCTTAGTCTTAATGGTTGCTTCCTTAGCTAGAACATCCTTCTCGATAGCGGCGACAATATCAGCGCGCTCCTTCTTGATGTCTTCTAGCTTAGCGTCTTTAAGGTCCATTGTTGATTCCTTCTTAGCTGTACCAGCGAAAGCTGTTAGTTCTTTGACTAGATCCTTGGCTATGGGCGCCATTAATAGCGCCTTTTCCGGGTCCGTCAATACTTTGTTTGCACCGGATGAGTCGTACCTACTTACAGGGTACATAACATTGTAGAGTAGAGTTTGAGCAGTATCGATTATACGTGAGAGCTTACGCTGAGCTTCATCAGTAGCCATACGTTCAGAAATGACACCTTCTTTAAACATTCCAGTAGTGGTATTACCGTCTAGAACAATATCAACTGAATAAACTTTACCTATTTCAACGACCTCATTAGTCTGTTTATTACCTCTAAGTTCTGCAACATGTGACATCATGATCTTATCAGGGCAATTATCGATCCACCAACGCATAGCTGGGAAATACGGATGGTGTGGGTTAAATTGAATATCCCCAAACCCGCCAGCTCCCTCTTTATGTTTAGTGCTACCATCTACGATAGTACCTATCTTATCTTTAGGGTTACGTTGCGCGACATCGTCAGTGGCGTCGTGAGTATGCCCGATATAAATATCTGCGCCATCGTAACGCTTAGCTTCTACAGCCTTTTTAATTGCTCCTTCACGATACTTATAAGGAACTTTAGAATCCTTAAAGGTATTAGCCTTACCAATAAGGCCAATAAGATGAACGTCTTTTAAAAGACCATCATCTGCTACCTTTGACTTAGTACGTAGTGAAGCGCTAACGCGCTCACAGCTACGAATAATAGTATCAACGGCTGCGTCTAGAAGTTCAGTGCTCATGGGTGTTTTCTCTCTATTGCATCAGTTTCAATTTCAGAAGGTGTTCTTAGCTTTACGCCATTCTTATTTGCAATTTGTACGAAGGCGGAAAATGATTGATTAATTTTGTTCAAGTAGCTCATGAACTCTTGCTTATGTTCATCGCGAAGTTTAGACATTTCTGCTGCACACTTAGCTTCGCGATCTTCTGCTCGTTTCTCACGTTCTTGATCGCGCTTAATACGATCTGCTTCTTGCTTACGATTCTCGCGTCGAGTGATCCAATCTGTATATATAGCATACGCAAAGAAGAAGCCTAGTGCTCCATACTGTACAACAGGGTCTTTAAGAAATTCAGCAAGATCAGACACGTGTATCTCCACCCGGTGCGTTATCCTGCTTACTAACGTTTTTCTTCTTGTTGTCAACACCGGTGTTACCATTAGGATCAGTGTTGCCTAAATCGCCCGGCATAACCTCACCATCTTGGCGGCTATCACGGTGACGAATAACATTAGCACGTTCAATGTTATACTTATAGCCAAAACGAGCTGCGATAGTTTGTGGGGAAATGGCGTGGCATTGTTGTAGAACCTGCATTGAACGAGATTCATCAGCCAGTTTACCAACAGCAAGGCGTGGGCCAGTAATGATTAGCTCGTAATCTTCGCGCATTCTATCTGAATCTATACCCATCATCTTCTGAACTGACCAAAAAACACATTCTACATGCTCATACAGCCAAGCCTGCTCACGAATAAAATTCTTAACAGTGGGAGAGCCAGGAGATAGTGGCTCTGTTGGTTCCTCTGCAAGAAGCCATGATTTAGGTAAAACAAAGTTGCAAGCAATTCGTGATAGCTGTTGCTCAGCGGCACGAGTATAATTCTCAGTCTTTACTTCTGCTGCTGGGAAATCATAATCTATTGTATCGCTAGCGTCTAGAATCATGCCCGGCCTAAAGTGACGAGCCATTACTGTTTTACCAGTGTTGGTATCTATTCTC